AATTTTCTTTCTTAATTTTTATCATTACTTAAACCTCTTCTTTTATCGCTGCAATTTTTGATATAGTAATTTTTTTATTTTCTAAAAAGAATTTTTTACCATCTTTTGTAAGTGTGCCTTTTAAAGTGCCTTGATCATTTACAAAAATTATTTTTATTTTCTTGCCAATATATTCATTTAGCATAGATCCATCTACTGCCATTAGTCCATCCCCTTTATTAATGTTTTAATCTCTGTTTCTATGAATTTATCCAATTCATCTTCTACTCTTCTTCTTTTTTCTTTTAACTGTGCTATTTCTTTTTCAATTTCCACAATATTTATTATCTCTTTTTCTTGCTCTTTTACAGGTATTCTCCAAATATCTTCAACATCTTTACAGATTTCATTGTGTATAGTGCTTTTAGTTTTACAATCGTATATCTCTTTTATGACTTCAATATCTGTCTTTTCTTTATCAATAATTAAAAATAAAACTGGTATTGAAGTATCTTCAAAAGCATTTTCAATAATGTTTAATTCTTTAACTGTATTTTTTAAATAATTTCTAAAATCTTTTTCCGTCTTTCTATAAGCAACACCTGGAAAACAAATATAAAATCCAAATCTTTTACTATATTTCAAAGATTTTAAAATAAATATATCATCAACTACTCCTGACTTTTTAAAAGAAAAATCTTTTTGAATATTCTTTTGTTCCTCTTCACTTAATTCTTTAAACTTTAAAGAAAAAGGATAATTCATAACTATACAATCCGCTTTAACGTCGCTTTCATAATTAAAGAAACTTATATTTGAAATATCTGAATTAGGATAATTTTCTTTAAAAACATCACAAGCATTTTTTTGAATTTCTACTCCATATATCCATTTTGGTTTTATATGTTGCTCTAGTTGACCGCTTCCGACTGCTCCGTCAAAAACTGTAATATCTTCTCCAACATACTTTTTAACTTTTTCTGCTAAATATTTTCTAAGTTCTTGACCTGTAATATACTCTGCAAATTTATCAGCTATATTTCTATTATTAAACTCTTTCATTTTAACCCTTTATTATAATTTCTCTTGCTTCTTTCACACTTCTAGCTATTCCTGTAATAGCTCCGTATTCTTGCATAGTTTTTAAAAAATGTATTTGTTCTGGTCTAGCTTTTCCTTTTTCGTTTTTGATTTCTAAAAAAATTGCCTTTCCGTCTGACTTTCTAAAACCAAATAAATCTGAAAAACCTTTTGGAACACCTGTTGAAACAAATCTCCCATCTTCGCTTTTAAAAACACCAACATTGATTCTAAAAATTACTGCAATATCATTAACATTTTTTCTAATTTCATTTTGTATAAAATGCTCTTTCATTCATACCTCGCTTTATTAGTTTAAATTGTGATTAAGTATCTACCTAATTCTAAACTATCTACCCTCTTAAAAATGTTGATATTTCAATATATTTATTATATATTTTATATATTTAGGTAGATAGTAGATAGTATAGTCTATAAAGTACTAAAGAAAGTATATATATAGAAAGAGGTTATAACACCAACTATCTATTTTTAAAAAATAGCCTTTAAACGTTGTATTTTACAACGTTTATTCAATTTTCAACCCTCTACCTAAACTATCTACCTTAACCACTTCTTGTTCTAAATCCCTAACTGTTACATTTTTATAAAATTTCTTACCTTTCATAGAAACTTTTTCAAATTTTTTAGAAAATTCTACTCCGAATTTTGTTCCACTCATTACATATTGTCCATTCATTAAAGCCCAATTTTTATATGTTTGATAAACAACACTTGCACCGACTTTATAACCTTCTAAATTCATAATACATTCATCTATAAACTGACCTATAGTGTCCATTTCTTGCTTATATAAGCTTATAGAGTTTTTAACCTTTTCAGGTTTTTCTAGTCCATCTTTATGATATTTTTTAAGACCAGCTAAAGCCCAGTTAAGAATGCCTGGAAGTTCTTCTAATAATTCCTCTTTAAGATTTTTATTAATCTTCTTAACTTTAGCATCAAAAGGAATAATATTAAGTCTTCGCCATATTCCATCATCATTACCACGAATAATAGGTTTGTGATTAGTAGCCATCCAAATTTTAAATTCAGGAATAAACTCAAATTCATTTTTATAAAGAAATCTAGCAGTTACTTTATCGCCACCAGTTAATTGCTTTACAAGTCCCTCATCAAATCTCATTCCGTCATTAGGTTCAGTAGTAGTAACAAATCTTGCCCCTTTAAGTCTAGCTATATCATTATTAGCTCCTTGTTGATTCTTAACCATTAAAGAGCCAGGCTGAATATTTAAAGCATAATGTCCAAACAAAGCACTCATAACTTCTAAAAAAACAGATTTCCCATTAAGTCCATTACCAAAGAGAATAAATAAGCACTGCTCTCTAGTCGAACCTGTAAGAGAGTAGCCAATAGCTTTTTGAATAAATTCAATTAGCTCTTCATCTTCTAAAAAAATCTCTCTCAGGAATTTAATCCACTTAGGACATTTTCTTTTAGGGTCAAATTCAGTTCCAGCAATTTTAGAAAAGAAATTATTTTTGTCATGATCCTTGAACAAATATTCCTTTAAGTCTAAAAAGCCATTATCCACATTAAATAAATAAGGATCTAAATCCAACTCATTATTAGTTATAGCTACTTTATGTTGTAATTCTTTAAGCATATTTTCTTTACCTTTAGAATTTCTAGTATATTTAATATGCTTTAAAAGTGCTTTTTCTTGGTCTTCATCATTAACGAACTTAAATTCATTTTTCATATCTGCAATAACAGTTTCAGCAAGATTTTTAATAATTGAGCTTGAGTCTTCTTGCCAAAATCTTGAATTATAAATCATAAAAGACTTGTTATCATAGTTATATCTAACAATATCTTCATATTTTTTTAAAAATCTTTCAGCATTTCCTGTATCGTCATAACTAAAGAAGTTATTATCACCTATAAAAATTTTGAATTCATCATCTTTTAAATAAACATTTTTACAGTCTTTTATAGCTTTATTTAAAGTCTTTTCTCCATAGGTAAATTCTCCTCTCTTCTCATCCCATTTAGTTCTATATAGACTACTTTGTCTAAAAATAGCATCCATTTTCTCTTTATCCTTTGCACAATAATATGCAAGATAATTACAAAATGCCATATCAGCTTCAGACTGACTACTATAATTATGATTATTTATAAATAAATTGTGGAATTTTTTATTTTTAAGTGCGACCTCTAGTATTTCATCTAATTCTAAATTAGAATTAAAATTAGGACTATTTTTTTCAATTTCAGAGCTACCTATATATTTTTCAAATAAATCAATAACCTCTTCAGTACATTCATTGACATAATCAATATTAGATAAAGAATTTCCAGTCATAACGAAAAATCGACCTGATGAATACATTTCAACATTACTCTTACGTCTTCCACCTTCAGGGAGTTTACCTTTACAGATAAAATGAACTCCTTTTCCACTTTGAGAAAATTCTCCATAGGTTTTTAGACTATCAGCAAATTCACTTATAATATTTTCGTCAATTCCTTGCTTAAATAATTCAACATCTTCATCTATCTTATCAATATCAATTCCGAAAAAAGGTTCATCAAAGAAAAAGCCGATTCCGTTACAGCTGAATTTATCTATATTATCTACACAGATTTCATAAGTATTCCATGTGGACTTATCGTTGGACTTTGCAAATTCTCCTGTTAGTCCGTTTATAGGTATTTTGGTATTTTTACCGTCTCTTTTTACAAGACGGTAAAGACACCAGTTACTATACTCTTTTAGTTCTTGAGGTATTTTCTCATACATTTTTTACTCCTAGAATGGTATTTCTTCGTTATTAGCTTCAGGGAATGTTCCAAAAGGTGCATCAAAACCAGAAACATCCCATTTAGTTATACTTTCATAAGTTTTTCCATTATATTCATGGTGCTTAACTGTTACTTTGCAATTCTTTCCTTTGTAATCATCAAGTAACTCATTTAAAGTTTTATATTCTTTACCATTTAGTAATTTACAAGCTTTTCCAATTGAGTTAAACTCTTGTAATGAATAGTTATTAGTTTCAAGTCTTTTCCACATTTTATAAAAAATTAGTCTCTTTCCATATTTTTGAGTTGCTATATCATCTCTAACCTTTAAAGTTAGTTGAATGTGTTCTTTTCCTGCTTGAGTTAAAGCAACCTTTGCATCATCAATAACAACTTCATAATCTCCTTCTGGTAATAAATCAAAACTTTGACAATCATTGAAATCCATTTTAAACATAATTTTTATTCTCCTTTAAATTAATTTTAATATTTTGCCTAAATAGTAGGCTCTACCTGGCTTATAATTATTATCTATACACCAGTTTCTAAGTTCTTTCATATTTTTACATTCTTTCCAGTCTTTAGTATTTAGTCTAAAACTAAAATCATTTTCTTTTATTTCTTTTAATTCGACTGTAGTATCAATTTCGACTTCCTGTTCAGCTCTAAACTCAAAGCCACAGCAAGGGCAAATTAAGTATTTTTTATCTATCGCTGCAAAACATTCAGGGCAAGTCTTCGGGTTATCTTGTAATTTGCTTTCTCTTTGTTCTTTTGTCTCCCCTTCTAAGCTCCACTCCCTCTCTAAATTAGGTAGTCCAAAACGTTCAACATTTCCAACACAGTCAATAATAGTTGCGGTTTTATTTGGTCTGTATCTCATTGATCTCATTGACTGTTGAATGAAAAGTGATAAAGATTTTGTGGGTCTAAGCAAAATAACAACTTCACAATCTGGAACATCAAATCCCTCTCCTATAAGGTCAACATTGCAGAGGATTTGAATTTTACCTTCCCTAAAATCTTTGATTATGGACTCCCTTTCTTTCTTCTCTGTCTTAGCATCTAAATGAATAGCTTTTATATTTGACTGGCTAAATTCATTAGCAATTTTCTTGCTAAACTCTACATTAGGACAATAGCAAATAGCTTTTTTACCTTTAGAAAGTCTTTCATAAGTTTTTAAAATATCAGAATAGATTATTCTATTCATTGTTAAATCAGAAACTTTATAATCTCCATGAGTAACTTTTAGATTATGAGTATTTATAATCTCTGGTGCAAAGTATCTAAAATTAGCTAAAAAATTATTTTGTATTAGCCAGTTTACTGACTTTCCTATAACTAAAGTATCATTAACATCAGAGAGTCCAACTCCATTTAGTCTAATTGGTGTAGCGGTAAAACCTAGCTTTAAACAACTTGAAAAATAATCATAAATTTTCTTATAAGTCTTAGCTAAAGCATGATGATTTTCATCTGTAATGATCAAGTTAGGTTTTTCTATTTTCTCTAGCTTATTAACTAGAGTTTGCACCATATAGACATCAACAAAACTCATATCAACACCATAATTTTTAAAAGTTTCTATAATTTGGTCTTTAAGTTCTTTTCTGTGGATGAGGAATAAAACTCTATTATTTTTTTCTGTTGCAGACTTTACAATATCGGCAATAATAACAGATTTTCCACTACCACAAGGAGAAACTATACAAGGGCTTTTAAAACCCTTTCTAAAAGAGTTTTTTGCTTCCTGGACTAACTCTTCTTGATGTGGATATAACTTATACATTTGTTATCAGCTCTTCCACTTTGCAACCTTTTCTATTATCAAGTCTATTTTTAGCATAGACACTATTTAAAGGTTCAAGAATGAAACCTCTAATGATTTCTCCTGATTCATCTTTTTTACAAACTAATCTAGCAACCACATCACAGAGTCCTAAGAAATTATTTAAAATTTTAAGTCTTATATCTGGCATTGAACGATTATACATTTGACCTGTACTCTCATCAGTCCATACATCAGAAGTTTCCCAAGCTGTAAAAATAATTCTATTATTTAGATTTGTTAAAGCTCTTAAACTATCTAAAATTGTAAAATCTATTCTTTGATAATCAGCTTGTGAAGGCACTCTATTATTCTTTCCTTCTCTTCCAAGATTAGCCAGGCAACTTCTAAAAAGTTCTGAAACATTATCTATTACTATATTGTCATAATCTTTAGCAGCACCTTTTATTAATTCAGTAACAATACTAATCCAGTTATCGAAAATGTTATGAGTATCAACTTCCACAATATCAATATTTTTTTCACCTTTTAAAACTATTGAAGACTTATCAATATCAATAACAAGAGTTTTGCCTTTAATAAATTTGATTGCAGTTGTTTTTCCCATTCCAGGATTCGCATATATTAAGTAACAAGATTTCTTATTATTTAATTCTGTAGCTTTTGTTATCTTCATTATTTAATCACCAAACTTTCATTTTCAATAATTACTGCACCTTTAATTTCTTTGCCTTCCTTAATAGCTTTTTTTATTTCAGTCTTATTAGGTTCAGGGTCTTTAAACTTTAAAAATTCTTTTGGAATAAGGCTTAAATCCGTTATTTCTGTACTTTCACTTTTTCTAATAGAGATTTTAAAAACTCCTAGATCCATTTTATTAAGTCCTGCATTATTAAGACATAATCTAGTATAATTTTCTAAAGACTTTAGTTGATTATCTAAAATAGTTTCTTTATTTTTTAGTCTATCTCTTTCCTCTTTAATCATAGCTTTATTACCTTTGATATTCTTGCATAATTTAGCTATATTTAAGAGTTTTTCTTGTAACTCATCTTCTACATCCTCTGCAGCTTTTTCTAAAAATTCTTCTGTTATTTCTTCATTTCCTATTAAATCTTGTATATTTTTATATCTTTCAGATATTTCGTATAAATTAGCCATTAAAACCTCCTTTTATTTTTTTACTTCCAATGATGTTCAATTTCAAATAATTTGTTATTTATTGTTTTTCTAGTCTGTTGTATTAGAGCTAAATTAACAAATCCATTTTGTTCTATTGCTCCGTTTTTGTGGTTTTTCCACAATTCATTCAAATTGCTTTCAACTACTTCTTTTATACTTTCTATTGTTTCTTTCAGTCTTTTTTCATTTTCAGTCATATTAAACCTCCTTTTCAATGATTTCTAAAAGTTGTTTTAAAATTCGTTTTTGTCTTTTAAATTCTGCTTTGTTTATTCTAGTGCCTTTCATAGTCAAACATTGCTCTTTAACTTTTCTTGCTGTCAAAACAAAATTATCCATATTCTTTGAAAAGTTTTCTATCTTGTTCATAGCTACACCAAAAGAGCCATAAAAGTAACTCCTATTAAAGCTACAGTCAAAATTCTGTTTCTAAATTTAAGTTCTTCTATTTCTTCTTTTGAATTATCTATGATTTTTATTTCTTCTTTAACTTCTTCAGGTTCAATTTGTTTCATATTTAAAATTCTTATAATTGAATCATTTATAATATTATTTTGTAGTTCGTTCATCTTGACAGTCTCCTTTATTTTTGATATATTTTAATTAATAATTTTTGTTTTCACTCAATTCGCTTGAGTGAATTTCTTTAATAGACTTTATTTGAATTTGTAAATCATTTTGCTCGGCATACAATTCATATAAAGTCTTTATTGTTTTTTCATTGTTTAAGTCTTTCATTTACACCTCCTAGTATAAAAATTAAGTTAAACTTAATTTTTTAGTTAAAAAAAATATCATTAAAACCAATATTTAAAATCTTACATAACTTTTCAAGATTTTCAATAGATATTTTTTTCCCTGTTTGGTCATTCTCCCATTTAACTATTGTAGTTTCGCTTTTTCCAATCTTTTCAGCTAGTTCTTTTTGAGTAAGTCCCGCATTGACTCTTGCAGCTTTCAAGGTAATTTTCCCGCTCATAGTCTCACCTCCCCATTATAAATTTTAAGATATTGTATCTCAACCACAATTATATTATAAACTAAGTTAAACTTAATGTCAATAGTTTTTTCAAAAAAAACTTAATTTTTTTCAAAAAAAACTTGCTTTTTATTAAGTTATACTTTATAATATACATAAAGGAAGTGATCCAATGAAAAATATAAATGATATATTTAGAGAAAATCTAATTTATTATTTGAATAAACAAGGTAAATCTCAAAAAGACTTAGCAGAATATTTGAATATAAGTACTGCTATGGCAAATTATTATACAAACGGAAAGAATGTACCTAGAATGGATAAGGTCGATAAAATATGTAAATTTTTTGGTATAGAAAGAACAGATTTGTTAGAACCCAGAACACCAAAAACAATAGACGACTTAAATTTAACAGGTATAGAAAGAATTGCTGCAAGTCATAGGGATGATGAATTTACTGAAGAAGATTTAGAAGATATTCAAAAATATATAGATTTTGTAAAAGCGAAAAGGAAGAATAATGACTAAAAAAGAAGAGTTAGAGCAGTTTGCTTATGAGAATGAAATA